AGAGGTTAAAAATGTAGCTCCAAGCAGAATAAAGCAAGGAGATATAGTATATGGAGATGGTTCTAATTTTAACCCTGGTAGTGGCGAAGGAATATACTTTAGAAATGCAGCAGGAAGTTGGGTAAAACTAGGGTGAATTTATATATATCAGGCATACCATCGGATAGAATCAATGAGGTTTGGAAAGACTGCGAACCTTATATAGAAATGGGTAATGGTAAGAGTAGAGATGAAATGTCTGTTGAAGATATTTATAAAAGATTATCAGAAGCTCGTATGCAACTTTGGTTAGTTTTTAATGAAGATAGAGAAATAATATCAGTTTTAACTACAGAGATTATAGACTACCCAAGAAAAACTGTATGTAGAATAGTTACTTTAGGAGGTAAAGATTTAGACATATGGGTGCAAGATTGGTTAGAAACCATAGAAGCATGGGCATTAGAGAATGACTGTGTGGCTATGGAAACAGTTTGTCGGAAAGGATTTATAAAGAAATTAGAGAGATTTGGGTATGAAAATGCATACACAGTTCTCGTAAAAGAACTCACAACAATACATTAGAGGTACATTATGAGTAAAGGAAGTGGGTCGCAAACCCAAACAACAAAATCAGAGCCATGGGAAGGACAAGCTCCTTATCTAAGGGATATTTTCCAACAAGCTCAGAATATGACACCACAGCAGTTTTATGCTGACCAAACTTATGCTAACCCTGATGATATATTATTAAGATCAGAGCAACTTGCAGAACAATCAGCTTTAGGCCCACAAACTTCTATTGCTAATGCTTTAGTACCAGGCTTTACAAGTTTAATGGCAGACCCTGCAACTAGAATTGCTGATCCAATGTTTCAAGAAGCATTGAGAGCAGGAACAAGACCAATGGAGGAAAGCGCTTCAAGACTACTTCAACAAGCTCGTAGAGGTGCTACATCAGCAGGACAATTAGGTGGAAGCAGACAAGGCATACTAGAATCTGAAGTTATAAAAGATTTATTAACTAAACAATCAGATGTTGCGTCTAGGTTATATGGTGATGTATATGGTGATGCTCTAAAATCACAAGCCGTTGCCATGCAAAGCATACCTACAATTATGAGTGGCTTACAAGCACCAGCAAGAGGTTTACAAGACATAGGAAATATAAGAACAGCAAGGGCGCAACAACCTATAGATGAAGCTATGAACAGGTTTAACTTTAATCAAAATGCAAATCTAGCTAATCTACAAAACTATTCTAATTTAATAGGAAGTCCTATAGCCGGAACACAAACAACTACTGGCCCAGGAACTCAAAGTGGTGGGTTACAAGGTGCGGCAGGAGCAGCAGGTTTAGCTAGTGCTTTAGGGGTAACTAATCCTTTATATTTAGGAGCAGCAGGACTTGCAGGATTATTTTCATAATGAATATTGAATTAATAGGAGAGATAAATGTTTGATTTTTTAGGTGGATTAGGTGGAGGAATAACTAATTTACTTCCTTCTTTTGGTGGAATGATTTCAGGAGCAGGTGGTTTATTAGGAAAAGCTACTGATATGTTTACTGGTTTTCTTGGAGATAATAAACCTCAAACGCCTATAACTATGCCTAACATACAGAAAAAAGGTGGAAACTATCTCTTAGACAGCATGACACCGGAAGTAGCTGGAGTCTTTCAAAAGATGGGCGTTAAGCCTGAAGGTTTTGCTATGCAACCTCAAGCTCAAGTAGGAGAAAAAGATGTAGCAGGAATGTTGCAATCTTTAGGACAGTCTGGTTTATTAAATCAGGAGCAACCACAGTTTATGCAAGTACCTCCAACAGAATATACTGCTAGACAGCAGATACAACCAGTAGATTTACAACAATATTACAGAAATTTAATGTCTAAAAGACAGGGGTTATTATAATGGTGTATCAGTTATTACCTAGCATATTTAGTTATGGATCAAGAGTTTTAAGTCCTATAGTAAGAAACTTTAACAAAAGAAAACAAATGGGAAAGGCAGAAATAATCCCAGATAAACAAATAGGATATAGTGGCGCAGCAGGAACAGTAGGAACAGAAGGAACAAAGCGTGGATTATTAAGTAGCATCTTTGATAAACAGAATAGAGGTTTGTTGGCAATAACAGGCCCAGCTGGTATAGCATCATTAGCTATGGCATTTTCTGGAGAGCCTGAAACACCTGAAGCAACACCACCTTCTGATAATAGAAATGTTGTGTTACCAGATCCTGAAAAAGATGTTGACCCAAGGTTGCTACAAGTTTTATTTCCAAACATAGGCGGCAAAGCTACTAACAAAGAGTTGATAAACGCAGCTATATTGAGAGCAAGTTTAGAAATGCTTAAACCTAGGGCTACTAATGAAAACTTTGCATCATCAGCACAAAGAGCAATAACAGCAGGTGCAACAGTAGGAACGCAGAATATTGGTATTTATCCAACTGCTAGAGCAGCAAGACAAGCTGGAATAGATGAAGGGTTTACTGAGGTAGAGGTATATCAAAAAGACACCGGTTTTGCTTATAAGGGAACATACGATCCTGTGTATGCTAATAAGCCTACAAAGAAAACTTCTGCTAATGTTAACAAAATAATAACGCCAGAAGTATTTGAAGCATTTAAAGCAGAACCTGGTAATGAAAATTTTTCTGATGAAGAAATTATAAATGGTTTAAAACAATTAGGATATACGGAAGGCACAGAATAACATGGTAGATTTAGCTATTCCTAAAAAATTTCAAGAACAAGAAAAAAAAATTAATTTATCTGTTCCTGATAAAATTGGGTTAACTATTCCTGCTCAATATCAGGATAATGTAAGTGATGTAACTGATGACCAAGTAGCTGGAGCAGGAACTTATGCGGCAGCTTTAGGAGCAGAAGTAGCTTTAGCTGAAAGCATTAAAATGGGAGCAACAGTAGTTGGTGGCCCAATAGGTTATGTTATTGGTGGGCTTGGTGGTGGCGCAATAGGTTCTATTGCAGCACAAAAATTAATTAATCCAGGTGGCGAAATATCTATCGGCAGAGTTATAGCTGATTCTTTTATTAACTTAGTACCAGGTTCTAAAATTACAAAAGGAGCTAAAACAGTAAGTGGAGTTGTAGCAAGAACAGCAGGAGTAGGGGCAGCAATAGGAGCTGGAGGAGTAACTCTCGAAACAGCTGTAGATGAACACAGATTACCCACAATATCAGAACTAGCAACATCAGGACTCACAGCAGCAGCTTTAGGTGGAAGTTTAGGGTTTACAGGAGCTAAGTTTAATAAAATATACAACAAAGTTGGTGGGTTAACTGCTAAAGAAGTTGATGTATTACTTGATCCTGCAACGCCACCAGATCTAATAAAGACTCGCCTAGAAGATGTTTCTCAAGGAGATATTAGAACCCTTGGAAAGAATTTAATGGAATTACAAAGACAGTATAATTCTACATACGATAAAACTGTTATTGGAGAAAGAATAAAAAAACTATACAGAGAGTATATTGATAACAAAGCATTGGCTTTAGATTTACAACAAACATCAGGTGGAAGTCAGTTTGTAAACCCTAAAGGGTTGTTTAAAGTAACTGATGATGAAACCGATTACTACATGGCAACTGTTGTAAGGGAAGGAATATCTGCAAATCAGTTAGATGGTTATGTAGACTTTTACAAGAAAACAAATGACATAGCTATAGATGTAGGAAAAAGGATAAACAAGTCTGGGGTTGATGTAAATACTGATGTTAACAACTATTTACAAGCAAAACACTCAATTAAATATAATAAAGAAAATGCTGCATCTTTTGGCAAAATACAAAAAAATGAACCATATGTTTTTGAGAGTCAAGTTCCTAAAGAAAGAATAGTAAAGAAATCTTTTATAAACCCTAAAACAGGAAAAAAAGAAGTTTACGATGTTAAAGAAAAATACATGGGAAAATCTAAGGTTACAAGGTATAAACCTTTAGATGGCGCATCAGGTATGTCTACTAGCGAAGCTAAATCAATTATAAAGGCTTTTGAAGATGCTGACCTTCAGAACACTTACAAAGCTGTTATTGCTGGTAAAAAACACTTGTCAGATGAAATACTAGAACAAGCAAAAAGAGGTGGTTTAATTAGTGATGCCACCTATAAAGAATTAAGAGAAAAATATCCTGACTATGTTCCTTTAAACAGAGTTATGCTTGATGATGTAATTTTAGACAGAAACACTACCTCTTTTATGCAAGAAGTTACACAAACAGGTGTTAGAAAAGCGAAAGGAAGTGAAAGAGAAGTTATGAATATAGATCAAAACATAATGGATAACTTGTCAGCTATGACAATTAAAGCAAACGCTAACCTTGCTAATCAGAAGTTTTTAAAATTAGTTGAAAGCCCGGACAACATAGGCAAGGCAGATCAGGTATTAAAAACTACTAAATCCGGTGGGATAAGATTTCAAAAAGCAACCAACTATGATAACAAAGACACTTTACTAAGCGTATACGAAGATGGCAAAAGAACATTTATTAAGTTTAAAGACCCTGAAGTAGCTCAAGCATTTAAAGGCGTACCTATGCACACTATGAGTTCAGTAGCTCAGTTTCTTAAAGGTATAGGTAGGGCTTATATTTCAGTAAGAGGTCAACTATTAACAAGATTTAACTTAGTAGAGTTTCCTGTTGCAAACAAAATTCGTGATATGCAAGAAACTTTTATAAACAACATGGCAAAATATGGAGTTGGTAAAGCATCTACAGCTATAAACCCAATGACCATAGCTAGAGCATCATCAAAAATAATAGCTAAAAAGAACTTAGGCAGGCCTGCAAAAGATGCAGAAGAACAAGCAATTTATGATTTACACGATGAGTTTAAAGCAGAAGGTGGTTCTACTGGTGGTTTAGGTCTTTATTCAAGAAACGATGTAAGAAGGGAAATTGAAAAAATATCTCAAGACCAGCTTAAAGGAACTACTAAAAGATGGTTTCAAAAGTTCAACAGATTTGTAGATAAATATAATGAGGTCTTTGAGGATTCTTCTAGGTTTGCAACTTACAGGTTAGCAAGAGAAGCTGGAGCTACTAAATCACAAGCAGCATTAGCAGCAAGAAATGCTAGTTTTGATCCCCTTAAACAAGGTACTGAAGGGGAAACATTAAGAGCCATGTACTTGTTTGCTAACCCTGCAATACAAAGCTCAAAAAATATTATAAAAAGTGTCTTTACCAAACCTAAAGTTTTTGCTCAAGTTATGGGTGGTTTGTTTACTATGGAATTAGTAAGACATTGGCACAACTCATCTATAGATGAGGATTATATTACTAAATTAAAAACCCAAAGCGGCAGCGATTATTTAAATAATAAAAATTTCTTGGTTATTACCGGAAAAAGAGAAGATGGCACTTTAACTTACGCTTCACTTCCTACAGCTTATCCTGTTGTTCCTTTTAAAGTATTAGCTCACAAAACAGCTAGAATGGTTAGTGGCGATTTAAGTCTTGAAGAAGGAGCTGAAACTCCATTAGAAATTGCTTCAGAAACATTAGATGCTTATAACCCTGTAGGTGGGTCTTTAATTCCTACTCCTATTGCAGAAGGACTTTCTTTAATAACTAACAAAGATGGCTTGGGCAGAGATATTAGACCTGGTTGGAACGAAGATGCAATAATGCACTCCTCTCAAAATGTTTATGATTTTACAGCAGAAACCAAAGGTGGCGAACTAGCTATGGCTCTAGCAGACACATTAAGAACAGCTTATGGTTTTGACACATCTCCAGAAAACATGCTCTATCTTTATGAAACTGCATTAGGTGGCCCTGGAAGAACCATGGAGCAAATAATAAATGCAGTATCTAAAGCGTATAACGGAGTAGAATTACAACGAAATGAGATACCTTTCCTCCGTAGATATATAGGCGAAACCTATGAGAAAAAAATTGATTTAAGACAAAAAGAAACTTTGAGAGTATTAGAAGAAGTTTCTAAACAAGCAGGGTCTGACTCGGCAGTAGATGGCAGAACCACTAGAAGTATAATGAGAGAGGTTTTAAAAGCTCCTGAAAGCGAAAGAGCAAATGTATTACAAGATCAAATATTTAGAAAAGGAGAAGAAAACCTTATAAATGATAAAGTCTTGAAAAGAATTAAAGAAGCATTAAAAGATGAAAAACGAGGGCTTACAGGAATTGATAAAAGAATCAAAGGTTTGCCAACTAAAGCCAGAGCAGACTTTATTATAAAACAAATAAGCACCTTACCTGCTAGTGAAGTAAGACCTTATTTACAGGATCTAGCGAGAAAAGGAATTTTGACTAAAGATGTTAAAAGGGAACTTCGGAGAAACGAAGATTACGAAAACATATTTTTGAGGAAACTTCAATGATACCAATGGAACTACTGTCAATGTTAGCATCTACTGTTCTAGGTGGTGTAATGTCAATTATGGCGCAGAAAGGACAAGCTGAAGCTGAGAAAGAAAAAATGTTGATGGCGAGGGCAGGATTTGCAGCTAAACAAACTGACAAGGCTAGAGCAGTATCAGATCCACACACTAAACATACTAGAAGATGGATAGCTTTAATGTGTGTATTTTCTATTATCGTAGTGCCAATCGTTGCGCCAATCTTTACCGATGTTAATGTGGCATATCAGATCGTAACCGAAGCATCTAGTGGTTGGTGGATATTTGGCGAAACCTACGAAACATCATATTTTCAAGAGGGTAATACGATTTTTATAACCAACTTACAATCGCACACAATTTTCTCAATTATAGGGCTATACTTTGGTGGCTCACTAACAAGAAAGTAGGAGATGTTTAAACATGGTAGCTAAAAAGTATCAAAACAAAACAGGTGGTTTAAACGAAGCCGGTAGAAAACATTTCAAAAGAACTACAGGCGCTAATCTAAAAAGACCAGTTACCGGTAAAGCGCCCAAAGGATCTAAAGCAGCAGCAAGAAAAAAGAGTTTTTGTGCAAGAATGGGTGGTGTTAAAGGCCCTATGAAAGATTCTAAGGGCAGACCAACAAGGAAAGCACTAGCACTTAGGAAATGGAAATGTCGGAAATCTTAACAAAACAATGTTTATGGATAATGATAGTGATTATATTGGCTTATGGCATAGCTGATGCTATTGGTGATGTAACAAGTTCAGGAGCTACAACCAATACTCAAACAAATACAGCAGGAACTAACACAGCAATCACAGGTGGTTATGAATCGAGCACCACATATCAATCAGGTTCTAGTTCTAACAGCACAACGAATAATGAAACCAATAACAGCACAAATACTAAAACTGCTGTAAATCCCTCTAATGCACCCAGTATGAGCGTATATGGTCAAGATAGCTGTGTTATACCACTAGCAGCAGGAATAACTGTAATAGGCTTTTCAGGAAGTTTTGGGAGCTATTATACTGATCCTGACTGCCAAAGAAGAAAATCTGTAGCTGTATTAGCTAAACTTGGCATGAAAGTCGCAGCAATATCATTGATGTGCCAAGATAAAAATGTATGGCAAAGTATGTGGGATTCAAATACCCCATGTCCTATTGATGGTCTTATTTCTCAAGCTGCAAAAAAAAGATGGGAAGAAGTTGGTGGATTCCACAGAACAAAACAAAAAACATACAACACTAAACCGAGTATGACCTGGAACAAAGATGAACAAAATACTGATGTTGACCATAGTACTCATAATCACTAGCTGTGCAAAGCATACAGTAACGCTAGGCCCAATGTCAGTTTATGGCAACAACGAACAAGAAATATACTTACCTAAAAGACAATGATAGATTTAGATAGATTCAATATTGTACTGATAATTATGTTAATTTTTAGCACAGTAGCTAATGCAGAAACTACTGGTAATTTATTACCTCAACAGTTTTTTAATAACAATCAAGGACATAATGGTTGGAATTGTACTGATCCATCACATAATCATGGCAATAGCATTGTAGCTGCTGTTCATGGAGATTTTATAGAAAATACTATATCTCTTGGAGATACGCTTAATCAGTCGCAAATCAATGGTGGTTGGACATCTACCTTTGGTGCTGATATGTGGGGTTGGAATACCTACGATCAAGAGATTAAAATGACTCAGACTATAACTGATGCAAACGGCACAATTACTACACAGATAAGAGATGTAGCTATTCCTGGTTGTAGTGGATATAACTGTGGTTCTTACGCAACTTATACAGATAGTTATACACAAGGTTTAAACAATCAAAGTAATTACACAATTAAAGCTAGGTTTGACTTTAGCGAGTCATCTCAGTCTACCTCGCATAGAGCCATAGACTTAAAAAATCCTACGCTTACAATCGAACATAGTCTTTTGTCGGTTACTCAACAAAGCACTATATCAGAAATAAACGAGATAGTAGGCAATACTATAGAGCAACAGGTAGAAACTATAGAGTTTTCACCTATAGAAGAATATACCTTTGAAGTATTTGAAGAACCTGAAATGGTTGTTGAGATGTTTGAGGAGATATACATTGAGCCTATAGCTAGAGAAGAAATTAATACAGGAGTCGTAGATATATTCTTTGAGCCTGTTGAAACAATAGAATTAACCGAACTCCCACCTATTGAGAGTTTTGAAGAAATACCTATGGAGGTAGCATATGAAGAGCCAAAGACCATCGAAGCGTTCACAACAGAAGTCGAAAGTTTTGAAGAAGGAATTGAAACAACAGAAAGTTTCAACAACACGCCAACAGGCGAAATCATACAAGAAATCTTTGCAGAAGAAACCATCATCGAAACCTCAAACTCTAGCGGAATCGTTGAGCGAGAAGCTCCACTTGAGGAAGTTCGAGGAGGAGCTGAAGAAAGAACAAGCGTTGAAGAAACAGCAGGAACAGGAAATGAATCTGCACCAAGAGAAAACGAAGAAAGAATTACTACAGAGTCTAGAGAAGAAAGCACAGTCGCAGAGTCTACACCTGAAGCTGTGGAACAGACTGAGAGCAATACTCCTGAACCTGAAGGAGAAACTACAGTTGCTTCTGAAGAAGTAAATGAAGCTGTCGGAGAAGGAGAAACAACAGATAGTGAATCAGGAAATGGAAGAACTGAAACAGTTGCTGAAAGAGAAGAAACCCTCGAAGGCCGAGATACTGAGGTGGAAGAAGGCAGGGATCAAGGAAACACTAGAACAGATACTCAAACTATTTCAATAGAATCCATAGAAAAGAGAGTCAACGAAACCCTCAAACGAGTAGATCAAAGACTAATTGCTACTTCCCTCATTGTAGCTAGGGCTATGGAAAGCCCACTTTCTATGGACAATTACGGACAAACCAACAATAATATATTTAATAATCAATTAGTTATTGATGGAGGTAGTTATGATGACCAAAGAGAATACATTGATTTGCGAGATATATATGCTGAGAATCAAATTACATATAATGACCCTGTGGCAAAGAGTCAAAAGATTCTTCAGGAATCTATAGATAACAGAATACGAGCAGAAGAACATTTAAGGAGGATTCGAGGATTTTAGAATTGAATAAAATCTATAATATTGATTGTTTAGAAGGTCTTTCCAAACTAAATAACGAATCTATTGATTTGATAATAACATCTCCGCCATATAATCTAGGCAATAATCATCATACTGGCTCAAAAAAAACACAATCTTATGAAGATAATATGTTAGAAACAGATTACCAAGAGTGGCAGAAACAAGTTCTTAATGAATGTTTCCGAGTTTTAACTCCTAAAGGTTCAATGATTTACCAACACAAGAATCGAATAAAAAAAGGAGTCCAAATATCGCCTTATGAGTGGATATTTAAAACAAAATTTATTGTTAAACAAGAAATTGTTTGGATAAATAGAAGCCAAAATTTTGATAAAATTAGATTTTATCCTTTTACAGAAAGGGTTTATTGGCTAACTAAAAACACAACAACAAAACTTGTAAATACAATAAACAAGCAAGATGTCTTTGATTGGAAGGAATGGAAACCAGTTGGCACTAGACAGAAACACACAAGAGCATTTCCAGAAAAACTTGTAGAAGATATGCTTTCTGTTTTCCCAAATGCTATGACTATATTAGACCCATTTTTAGGGTCGGGTACAGTTGCTGTAGTTGCAAAAAAATTTAAAAAAAATTACATAGGATTTGAAATAGATAAAGATTTTAAGGAAGAAGCGATGACAAGATTGAACGAAATTAAAAAGGAAACACAAAGGAAAATTTATGGACTTTAAAGATATAAAAACATGGGGAGTATTGCTCTCAATTATAGCAGCTATTGGTGGTGGTTTTTCTAAGTTTGGAGAAATCTCTAATCGCTTAGCTGTGCTTGAGAAAAAATCAGCTCCTGACATTAAACCATTGACAGCAGACATTGCCATTAACAAAGCAGAGATAGCAGTATTAAACGCTAAAGTTAATGAAATGAAAGCTAGGTCAGACAATCCATTAGGACAATAATTATGCCAAAAAAAGCAGATTTAGATAAAGAAATTAAGTTTATAGAATACTTTACAGAAGGTAAGTATGCAGGTAATGCAACTCAATCGGCTATTGCGGCAGGTTGGGATAAAGACAAAAAACCTGCCCAGATGGGAGCTTATTTAAGAAAAAAACTTAGCGCAGAGATTAGGAAGAAAAACGAAGAAAGGATTGCTAATACAAGTGGTACGGCTATTTCAGTATTAAAAGACTTACTGCTTTCAGAACAAGACTCTGTTCGTTTAAACACAGCAAAACTTATCTTAGAGCTAGGATCTTTCTCTAGTCAAACTATAAACTTAAATGTAGATAATACTCATCAGAAATCAGATGAAGAACTTGTTTCAGAACTTAATTCATTGGTAAAAGCTATACCAGGTTTAAACAGTATAGGCACAGAAAGTTTAAAAACTACAGATGATGAGATTGAGCAAGAAAACAATAGACCTAGTAAGAAAAAACAAGAAATAGTCAAACACTAATCTTCTTTGCTTTCTGCTTCCAGTATAGCTAAACCTATTTGATAAGCAATCTGCGGCACAATAGCGTTACCTAATCCTTTAATTCTGTCCACTCTATTGGATATCCCATTAACCACTCTACCCACTCCGGGTTCAACGCTGAACCTTTCGTGATCCATTCCTCTTTGTTGTTTCTCGCTATAACTTGTGGAAGTAATTTTCTTGTCGAGTTCACTATTGCTTTCCCTGAGTCCTTGTAATCCCTCACTGTTGGAGTCGGAAACATCTTCTCCGATGGGTTTTCCTTGTGTAGCTCGTATGCCATCTCTGTTTCCAGATACTTCTTGTGTTTTAGCTTTGCTAGGTTTTTTGACAGTTTCATGGTCATTCCTATTGCTGCTCTCGGAGTTGGCCACATCTTTACTGAGTCTGCTAGATTCAGACTTTGAGAGTCCTTCCCATCTTTTGTCAATCTTCTTCCCTTCTCGTTTAGTTTCATGTTTGGGTGTTCTATCTCCTGTGTCGTTGGTGTCGGCCACATTTTCTGTTTCTCCTCGTACAGAATTGCATCTGACAGTTTTGCTCCGAAGGTGTTTTCCGGCTTGTTCTTCTTGCGCAGAATATAACTCCCTGTCTTTGTTTTCTCCACTCGGCTCGATTGCTCTCCACCCTCTACACAATTTACTGTCGGAGTAGGCCACAATCCAGACTCTATATCTTTGGTGTGGAGCGTTGACTGCTGAAGCTGGAATAATAAACGATTGGACTTCGTAACCTTCGTTTTCCAAGTCAGTACACACTTGTTCGAATACCATGCCTTGTTGGATTGAAGTAAGATTCCGCACATTTTCGCCAATAACCCATCTTGGTTTCGATGCTTTGATGACTCGTAACATTTCTGGCCAGAGGTGGCGATCATCTTCTGTGCCTTTTCTTTTACCTGCAACGGAGAAAGGTTGGCATGGGAATCCTCCAACAACGACATCTGCTTGTTCTTGTCCTTCATAATTTCTAATATCTCCTGTTATCGGTACATTTGGAAAGTTTTTTGCTAATACTTTCTGACACCATTTATTGTTTTCTACAAATTGGACTGTTTCAAATCCACCTGTAGACTCTAATCCTAAACTAAATCCACCTATGCCACTAAATAAATCAATGACTTTCATAGTTCATACTTAGGATCGTGGTACAATCCTTTCTCTGGTTTGCGTTTTAGCAATCTTACACGCACCTCACTAGGTTTAAACGACACAGTTTCTGGCAATCTTTCGCTATCTTTGACCACTTTATCTATAGCTTCTTGCTCTGATTTAGCGCCAATAGCTCCTGAAAAGGTAACTGTGGCTCTATAACAATAGTAATTCTTTTTCATGTATCACCTATTTTAGACAAAGAATCCTGTTCTAGGTCATAAATCATGTGAGATATTACAGCATATTCTTTGGTAATTTTTTTATATTCTGATTCTTTCATATCCATAATCGAACACTTAGTTCTGTCATCGTATATAAAAACACCTTTATTACAATGATTACAGTCTTCTATAACCTTGTTGAATGTCGTATATCCAACTCCCTGACAAAAAGGACAAGCGCTTATTATGTTTTCTAGCAAGGCGCAGCGGACTATTTTCTCAGGCGTTTTAGGATCTAAGTTTTTTATGTTTTGTAATGCTTTATTGGCTTTATTATTAAAATGTTTAAACAATCTGTCTAAAGCTGCGCTATCATCTAAATATTTCATAAGCAAGAAATCTGTTTGGTTTTGACTTAAATTTGAGTAAGAAAGTATGACTGATATATCTTCTGGTGTAATTGCATCGTGAGATTTTCCTGATCCCACGCTACTCATGTCTAATGATTTTGGCAGTAAAGATGATAACATTTCTACTTTCATAATTTCCAAATCCTATATTTTTCTTTTGCAATAGTACGAAAAGATACTTTGTGTCCTTTTCTCCAACCAAAACCTCTTACTGCATCTACTATTTTATAATCATTTACAATGAATGATTCACCAGACTTCATATCAATCATGGTTTGTATGTATTCATCATATTTGCTTTGATGAGATACCGGTATGTTTTTTTCTATTTTAATCATTTACCCTCCCTAAATACCACTCTAAAATCTCCTCTTGTGTTCCAAACCTTTTTTCGAACTCCCTATTTCCTAAGAAATGTATGCCTTGCGCCCCTTGGTGGTGCATATGGCATAGTCAAAGAGGGATAAAGTCCTTTGACTTTAACCCCATTCCTCCCCCAGTTATATGATGTATTGTTGCTGGACTAAAAAGATTATATTCTCTACGACATATGCAGCAACCATGCTCTATAGCTTTTCGATAAGCGATTCTAGTTTCTTTGTTTGGTTTCTTCGCCAATGTAATACTCCCTTAACATCTCGTTAGCAAATTGACTTGGTATGTGATTCTCATCAACGAGAATTTTATATATTTGTTGCTTACTTCTTGTTTCGTTAAATTTTTCAATTAATTCTATTGTATTGAAATACATTTCGTTATTTGAACTCATCTCTGTTCTCCAAGTAATATTCGGCAAATTTCTTCTTGCCATCTTTGTTTTTTACTAGTTTTGTTTCAATAGAGTGTCCATCTGCCCTAAGATCATTGATTCTACTCGCTAATCTAAAGCATTTGTACTTGGACAAAGCTATTAAAGGGTTCATTTTCCTACCTTTTTTGAGATCCTTCAAGATCAATTCGCATTGTGTTGCCATTTTATACTCCTATTTAACTTAATTCTTGATAAAACTTCATTTCTCTTTTGTTTTTGCTGTTGATACTTCTAAACATATCACACCAAATTTCCCTGGCTTTAATCTTGTGGCGCAAAGCTATATACAATTTCTTAGCTTCTGCTATCTTTTCTATGTACGCAACAACTTCTCCTTGCGTGTTTGCTATAGCTTCTTTCTCTTTTAAGGTCATCTTTACCTCTTTTAGATTAATAAAGGCTAAATCTCTCTCATATTTCATCTCAGAAACAAGTTTTTCATACTCTGCTTCTGCTTCTCCTAACGCTTGACCCATGATTGAGATATCATGGATCATTTTTTCTAATTCCTGATCTCCTAATTTAAGCATTGTCTAGTCCTATGAGTTTGTTTTTTAAATTCTGCGGCAGTTCTCCCATTCTTTTCTGTGTAGATTTTTGTTTATATAATTCTACAAATCTTAACTCAAGGTTACGATAATCTTTTTCTAAAGATGTTCTCCTGAGTCTTTCTCCTCCCATTAGTTTAAACACCTCCAAAGCAATATTGTCTTTGACCTCTACTCCATTGAAAAAATTAGAGAATGTTTCGATTATAGGCAGATTAACATTAGGTAAATGTTTACAAATATCGCAAACTTGGGGTTTCCATTCTCCAGAATGAGTATGTGAAACAAGTGCTTGTATCGAATCATGCAAAGAATGATCTTGTAATGTGAGCCAAAACAAACCTTTTTGTACTTGATTTAACTTTTTTTGTTTAGGATATGCTTCATCAACCATATTCATAAATGCTTTAAATTCTTTTACTTCCATTTTACTCTCTTTTGTTGTATAAAAATAAATTTATACTTAAATATATATTTAACTGTGTATATATTTCAATAAAAATACTTACAAACTTATATATATATTTATATATTATATTAATATTATAATTAATTTATAATAATTTAAAACTTTATGCAATCATTTCTTGAAATAAATCAAAATTTACATTATTCTTTATATGTGGCTAGGGGATTTTAGGCTCTCATCAACCTTTACCGATCCTCTAGCTTATTTAACAATTTTTTACGAGGAAATTACGATGGAAAAATATTTAGTTTTAGAAAGAGATGGGTCACCAAAATGGCAATACTACAGAGTAGTAACTATATCTAGAACAGGATTGGACAAAGATGTAGCAGAAAGTCTTTGCGAAAGTTTAAACAAGGCTTCAACAACACAGCTTCACATAGTTGTTGCTGCGCCTTTTGTTGAGGAGGAATAATCATGGCTAAGTTTGAATACACAAAAGAACAGCAAGAGTTTAACAAAAAATATTCTCTTACAGACAAAGATTATTGGCCTTGTCATGGTAAACCGGTCATTTTGCATAGCGCTTGTGAGAAAGTTGCTATAAAAGATGGTATAAAAAGCCTGGATTTAGAGATAATTGAGATCAATTCTGAAAAACGAATAGCTGTAATCAAATGCAGCGGTAAATTAAAAGACAGAACCGAAGTCAGTTTTGGAGAATCTAACCCTAAAAACACCATGTCGGCATATCCTGTCGCTATGGCAGAAAAAAGAGCCAAAGATAGAGTAATACTAAAGCTCGTTGGCATGGGTGGTCTTATCTATTCTGAATCAGATGTGGTTAAAAACAAAGATGGTAAGTGGGATTTTGCTGATGAAGTTGACTCTTTTGAGATGACAACAGAAGAAGAACTAGCGAAAGCAACAGCAGAACTCAAAAAGATGGAGAAAGCTAATGAAGAATCTAAATCTTAGAAGTAGTAGCTTTCTTAATCACACCATTGGTTATTACACTCCTAGGAGAGAAATGCTCGAATGGGATCTAAAGGGCGAAAGAAAGCCCATAACCAATGATTATCAGATTAAAGCCATGAATAAAGGCATAAAGCATGAAAAACATGGAATTGCTAAATGGGTGCAATTAAACAAAGAAATACCTAGCTATATACTCAAAGATCAAAAGAGTTTTGTAGTGGATAATTGGCTTAATTTAGATCAAAAAGAAACTATTAGTTTGTCTAGTACGCCAGATGGCATTTCAAAGGATTTTAGTACCATTTTGGAGGTCAAAACCACAAGAATGGCTAAGTTTATGTTCAAAGAGTTTCCGAAACATTATTTACCACAAATTTATGGTCAAATGATGGTCTTGAACATGTTTGGGCATAAAGTCCAAAAAAGCCACTTGATTAATTTTAGTACCATTGGGTCTAAAGTTTGGGAGGTGGACTATAATCAAGGTTTTATTGATTATATAACATCACTTCTCAAAGAATACTCTCTTGCGCTATTAAGCGGCAACATAGAGGATCTCTCGGAAAAGCCAGAAACTTACGAGGGAGATATTTTGGAAGAAAGTGTAAGATTAATTTATGAGGACAAATAAATGAGCTTATTAAATAAAATAGAAGGATATTGTTTAAACGAAATTAAGCAAATAGGCACAACAAAACCAATAGATGAAAAAAACAAAGCAAGAGTAGAAATAGCTGAAGAAATATTGGCTATGATACAGGAGAGTAGAGATGAAACATAATGTAAAATTATTTTTTAGTGATAAATATGAGGATATAACTGATCTTTTTTATGCAAAAAGAAAAGAATTAGGTAGTCAGACAAAATCTGGCAATCCTCCTCCTTATCTAAACAATGGCAAGTTTAAACCATACAAGAAGCCAATCGTTCTAAGTCCGGATAAAACTTACAATGTGGCTATGTGGTTTAACGAATCTACTGATGATGATGGAAATGTTAAAAGAGATTGCAATATTTCCTTTGAAGAAGTTGAGGACAAGGGAGAAAGCCAGGGAAACAACAATTATCCTAAAAAACAGAGCAATCAAGGGCAAGATGAAAGCATTTTTGGACAAGAAAGCGACAACGAAGTACCTTTTTAATTAACATGGAGAAACAAATGAAAGACTTAAAAAAGAAAATGAGTAATTGTTTTATAACAAAAGATTATAAACTGTTTACAAAAACTAAGGGCAACAGACCAATAAATCTTGCTCATGTAGAAAAGATAAAAAAAGCCATAGCAAGAAAAGATTTAAAATTACCAATACTTATTACCAAGAAAATGCAAATAAGAGATGGACACCACACTTTTCAAGCAAGAATGGAGTTAGGTTTAGAAATATACTGCATAGTATTAGATTCTGATGATGCTTTTGATATGGCTCTGTTAAATTCTAATAGATCAAGTTGGTCATATAATGATTATTTAAACTTTTTCTGCACATATCAGAAAAAAAATTATATAACATTGAGATCCAAAATTAACGAATACAATATGCCTATTCAAGAAACTATTTGTATATTTGTTAAACAAATTAGGTTGAGTAAAGACCACATGGAAGATTTTAAAAATGGTGAATTTAAAATACCAGATGGCGCAACATTTTATTTTGATAGAATAGCACAAGAAATAAGAGATATAAGTAATATTTTAGATGAAACAAAAAAAATAAAGAGAGGTTTTATTAGAGCCTATCTCGTTGCTGTAAAATGTCCAAATTGGAATTTTTTAAGATTTAAGGCAGCTATGAAATCAAGAGGAAGTAAGGTTTTGGGATCAGAAACAACAGAAGAACATATTGCTCAATTTCAAAACATTTTTAATAGCGGCTTAAAGTCAGACAAAAAAATAAAATTAAGTAGATTTTTTGAAGATAAAGAGTACGAAGGGAAGAAAGCAATTAATTAAAATTAAGGAGAAAATTTTATGCCTGAGAAAAATACTAAATGGTGGATAAAACATTATGCTAAAAACTCAGAAAAGATCAAAAAGAAAGCTAAGTTGTCCTATAATTCCATGCCAGAAGATGATAAAAAGAAACTTTTACAGAAGTTAAGGGATAGAACTGCGCAAGAAAGCCCAGAAAAACGAGCAGAAAGGCTAAAAAAAGGTAGAGAAAGGTATTTAAAATCAAGAAATGATCGGTTAGCATACCAAAAAAGCTACAACGAACAGAAAAAAACAAAAGAAATGCTACTAGAAAGCAAAGTTAGGAAGCTAGAAAAGAAATTAAAGCAGCTTACAAGCGCCAATGAGGAATAATTATGTCAAAAGGAAGCCGGAATCGTATCAAGGATCAAGCCAAATTTAACAAAAATTTCGATAAGATATTTAACAAAGAGTCTAATTTATCTGAATTAAACATAGAATTTGCTTGTTATTGCAATAAAATACAGGAAATTAGAGAGTTTTATGGGTTAAGCTCAATCGTTTATAGCCAGGAAGATCGTGAAGAATTTATTAAGGCTTTTGAAAACAAATACTACAGCTAACTTACTAAGACATTTTGCTAAGATATTTTGCTAATAAATTTTTAAAAGAAAAAACCCCAGACCAATAAAAAAGAAGCAAATAAACTGCTGATCCAAGCAATCAAAAAAGCTATTTCTCCTTTTAAATATAGCTGTATAAGGGCATATAAGACAGCTAAAAAGCATATCAAGAATATTGATATAAATATTGCTAAGATATTCAAGTTTTCTTTTCCCACCCTAATATCTCGTGTGTTATTTTTTGGCTCATGTAATCAGTAATATTGAATTTATCACTAACTTTAAATTGTGTATCCCATAGATCAACCAAAGAAATCATATTATTTCCCTTTTTTTTAACAATCATGTTAAATTGTTTGATTATATACTTTTCAATCTTTGGTTTATTTTGCTTGTTTACTCTCATAAATCCTCCCTATCGAAAGTTATTGTCATTACATTAGTTTCATCTTCTGCATAATCTTGATAATCCTCATCATATTCATCAACAAAATACACACCTAAATGATGTGTAATTTCATCAAGAATCATACGACCATCATTCATTCCATATCTATAAAGATCAATAATATTGCCTTTTTTGACATCAAAATGAATATAATGTTCCTCAAATTCTATTGAATAATCATGCCCATTACCTTTTTTAATATTAAAATAATTTATGCCTTTAACATCTTTAAGTTTTAATGTTTTTGTTGGTCTGTAATATGTACTCATAAGTCCTCCTCGATTATTTTTGATGAATGGCGCACATATTTTTTTGTTTTCGGTCTGCCAGACTTTTTATTTTTGAAAGATATTGTTATAAAATCTTTGCCTTTGGTTATCTCCGGTTTGTCTGCCGCAAGATCCTCTAACATTTTAATTAAGTCCATCTTTATACCTCGTTTAAACTATTTATTTGCTAAGTTATTTAGCGAGGATAAGTAGCCTATATGAGAAAACTACCTATCCCATATATAAGATTAGCAATATTGATGTTATTATGCAATATCTAGTATAGAAAAGATTATTATAAATAATTTGATATTCTTATTGACAAGCATATGC